AAATGGGATTTATTCCAATAACAAGAATTATTGATTTAAAATAATAAACGCACGCAAAAACTATACGCACATTAATGTGTGTATAAACTTTGCGTGCTATTAAAATATGTATCAATAATTCTTGTTATTGGAATAAATCCCATTTTGGGAATAGTATAATACTCACAAATGGCACATTTAGCCTTCGGGCAATACAAAAGACGTATTGGAAGGACTTTGAATGGTTACTTCTATCCACCCTACTTCAAAGTCTACCCAATACTTTGCTAGTTCCCCGTAGTGTGCTATGTATTTATCTTCTTCACACAAAGAATCCGTCATGGCTTTGAGCAAATTGTCCAAATCGGGGCGTGATTGATGTAGTGTTTTGTGATACTGCTTTTTCTTTTTCTTAGTCCAAGTTTTAGGTACAGGTATAAAAAACTTAATGGAAGCACCTTGATGCGGCATTTTAAACCCTTTTGCCTTTGCTTCTGCTAATAGATTAATTTTGTAGTTATTGTACTTCTCTATCCTAAGCAATCTTTTCAATCCACTTGGTCTAAGTTTTTCACGAGGTATTCTAAAGAAAACCCTATCACCTTGTGTTGTTCTTACATGGGTGATAGGGGTTATATTTAATATTACTTTTTTTGTCATTATTTATTACTATTAATCCAATCAAGATGATACTTTTCAAAATCAGCAATCCATTTTCTGCAAACTTCAACCCTTTCGTATATTTCGTTTATACACTTTTCATCCCTTTCTATTTGATAGGTTATTATCTTTTCATTAAGTGGAATATCTTTAAATCTTATATTTGCTTCCACTTCTTCCCAAGTTCTATTCTTACCCTTCAATGCAAGGTATAATTCTTTTTGCTCTTGAATTTTATCTTCTGGTGGTGGAACTAAGCAATATACTACTTCTCCTAGATTTTTATTAGCCAAGTCTAAATAACCCTGAATTTGCAACCAATGACTATCTTCCAATGGCACTCCAATTCTTTTATTAAACTCTCCTATCGTTTCTTTGGTTTTTATTTCTACAATTCTACTAGACAATTCCAATGTTTTTGCATCGAATACATCAATAGAACCTGTTAAATAAGAATTTGTTAGTTTTTTCTTATTACGGTAATACTCTTTGCCCCTAAATTCGGAAAGCATTTTTACTGCCCAATCTTCTTGTTTTATACCCCTAACCATTTGAGGTATTCCTTCACCGCCTAAAAAAGAATACCTTGTGCCATACCTATTGTTTAGATATAGGCTTCTTAAATAGTTTTTACAACTTTCGGATAGCTTAACTTCTTTGCATCTTTCTTTTCTTTCATACAAAGAATCTAATTCCATTTTCATCTTAAATGTTAATGGCTTAGTTCTATTAACTAATTCATCAATCCTTCTTTGGTTTCCTTGCGAAAAAAAGTTTTCTCTGTCATTTTGCATTATTAGGTAGATATTACTACATCTAATAAACACGTCATTTGATTTTGTCATAAAATAGAAAAGCATTGTACAGGTACGAACTGCCAATGCCTTTAATGTTTGTGTGATATAATTCACTTATCGGTTCGTACTTCGCTAAGTAAACTACTAAAACACTAAATTAAAATTAAAAAACTAACTTTCCAAATATTGTTTTGTATTTAGTGTTTATTTTTTTGTTTTTTATTCCACTTTTCTGCAATTTTATCTATTTTTTTCTTAGCATCTTCAAATAAAATTTCATTATTATGACCAATATCTTTCCTTGCTTGATGACAATACGGCTTAACAAATATATCTAAATAAGGCTCGTCTATTTTATTGCAAAATCCATATTTGGTTAAATAGGAAATAGAACAACCTATTATATTAGAAGCTATTTTATGTGTTTTAGCACAAAATCTAAAATCAAAATACCTTCCACGATAACTTGCATTCATTATATATTCTTTCATAATTTTATTTTTTTAGTTCCAATCAACTTCACAAGATTCACCACATCCGTCTATTGGGTCAAACATTGTTAGTTGTTTTAGTTGGGCTTGTGTCATTTCAGCCATTTTTCTTATGTCTAATGTAGAACGGTTATTTCTGTAAAAGTTAAATGGTGGATTTAAGTCTATGTTTCTTGGGTTGAAATGTCCGTATTTCTTTTCCATTGTTTCCCACCACTCAAAACTTTGTGGTATTCTTAATACATTTCTAGCTAGTCTTGGGAAATCTTTTTTCCAACAATTTACACAATTACCTTCATCTGGGTGAATACCTAAGTCAAATGATTGATTACCCCACCATTCTGATACTTGTCTTTTAGTTACAGGATTTAAGGTAGCTAATGGGTACATAACTTTCCTATTACCAAATGTTATCCTATTTGTTTCATCGTGCCTAATGCCTATTGCTATATAAAAATCATTAAAGTTTATTGACTTAACATAGGATTCTATTGCTTTACGTTTTAGTTGGTAACTACAAAATGGTGCGTTTTCCGATGGAATACCTAACATTGAAATCATTTGTTCAAATGGTTCACCGTTTCTTGATGCGGTTTCATAAGTTACTACTTTATGACCAACAGACCAACCTTTTTCTGAATAAGGAACACCATTTTCATCTATAATATTAGCTTCTACCCAATAAATAGGTACATTCCATTCATTAGAACATTCATCAACAAAAAATAAAGTACCTTCCGCTTCTAATCCTGTGTTAGCAAATACAACTAACATTTCCCAATTATGTCTATCTTCCCACTCATTCAATAACCACCATGTCATATAAGCAGAAGTTCTACCACCCGAAAAACTAATAACTAACTTTTTCTTATCCATTACTTATTTTTTCTTTTTTCTATCTCTTTCTTTAATTGCTCTTTCTAGTAGTATTTCAACTGTTTGAGATAATGTTCTGTTAAGTGATTTAGCTACTTCTTTTACTTCATTAATCGTTTCTTGATTAACTGTGGCTGATATTTGTGGCATATTTGATAATTATTTTAATCTAAGGTAATGTAATTATTGATATTGACAAAATTTATTTTAAATAATGCCGTTTACTATTAGGTATTCTTCTATTTTACCCCAATTAACGTATGGTCTATTTGAAATTTGGCTATTAAATACTAATGGGCAACCTAATGCAGCATCGTCTATGTATAATTGTGCATACGCTTTAGGTGATTTAGTCCAATTTAATTGAGTTGGGTTAGTATTTACCCCGTATAGCGGTATTTTATGCTTTTTAAACCATTTCAAGGCTTCTGTAAGGTATTTACCCCCTGTTGCGTGTATATTATAGTCTTGTGATTTAGGGTCGTCTATATCGCTTCTCATTGTAAATAACACCAACTTATGACCGTTTCTAACTATTTTTCTTAACACACTAACTGCACCAATGTCTTTACCTATTTCGGGGAAGTCGTGAGTTACGCAAGTTCCATCAAAATCTACTGCAATAACTAATTTAGTTTTTAGTTTTTGTTCTTCTATCTCTTTAGTCATTGTTTTTGGGTGTTTTAGTGCTAGTTTGGATTGAAAGGGGTACTAATTCTTGGATGTTCAATGTCTTTTTCTTTCGTAACGCTCCCGAATATATTGTTAAATCATCTATTTACCTGTACTAACACATTGTTTTTAATACTTCAATGTAACATACTTAATCGCCATCATTTGTGCTTCTAATAAGCTAACAATAGCTGCATCGTAAATAGAACTAGATAAAGAACTAGATTCATTTTCTGTTCTACGAATAAGCAATAAATTAGCTAATTCTGCTATTTTGGTTTTAATTTGTGCTACATCATTTGATGGATTAAATGTAATACCTACTAATTTTTCACCAAAAGATAGTTGTTTAGTTTCATTAGGGGCATCTTTTGGTTGTAGCGTTGTGTTACTGGTTGTTGAATTTTCCATTGTATTTGTTTTTATTGGTTAAAATTTAAGTGGCGTTGTTCAAATTCAGATAAGAATTGTCTAGCTTTTTCTACTTTTTGCTTACAGTTTTCAGGAAAATTAGGGTCTTTTTCTATTGGGAATATTAAAATTCTCTCACTCTCTGCAATATCATCGTATTCTAGTAAAAGTCTTTTTTCTTCCCAAGCTGCAACAAATTCAGGTGATTCTTCTGAAATACACCCTAATTTACGCATTAGATAGTCCTTTTCTTTGTTTATTTCGTCTTGGCTATTACTTGTTAAGCAATATACTAAGTAGCCTTCATCAGCGTTATCTAGCCACATATAAGAGTTAACCTGTTCAAAGTGTTCATCTACCCCGTCTAGTATCTTAGGCATGAATGTGTGTATGGTTTCAGAACTCTTTATTTCAAAAATTACTTTCTTACTTGTATTTGGATTAACCCAACGGACATCAGGCGTTCCTGTGATAAAATCGTTAGATAGTGTTTCTTCGTTTTTCTCTAAAAAATCCCCAAGCCATTCTGATAATAACATTATACTTTCGGGTTCTACCTTAGTTCCCTTACGCATACCTTTTGTTTCTACCTGTTTCTTCCTACCGTATTTCTTTTCGTTGTAAATTTCTATGCAATGACTTGTAGCCGTAGCCGATAAATTACCAGATATCTTATCTTCTTTACTTTTTGGACTAGTAAATAGCTTAGATACACTTGATGCGTGTATTAATATTTCATTCCAATTCATTTAGTTTAGTTTTTTGTTATTTTTTAATTCTTCAATGTGATGTAAAACCTCATACCCCCTATCTGTAATGTTTGCAAAAAAATCACCCATTAAACCAACTTGTGTATAATGATGTTTAATAAATGTTTCAAGTAATTCTAAATCTGAATTTGCAACCCACCCCGATTGACTTGTGTGCCATCTTGGTAATGATATGTAAGATTCATCCGTATTAACATGATAATAGTTTTCGGCAATCCAAATACCAAAAGAAAATACTTCTTCAATAGTTAAAAAAGACTGATTTAGTATATTCATATTTTAGTGTTTTATTAGTTTAAGTTTTCGTAATTAATTTCTTTATTCCAATCGGGTGTTATCCCGTCTTTTTTTGTTGGTATTTCAGAAATAAGTTCACCTATTACTTTTAAATAACCAATCCCATGCTGTTCACAATAGTTTTGTGCATCTTTAATAGATATGACTTGTATGTGTTGACCGCACCATGTTTTTAAAACACCGTCTTTAGGGTCTATTGCCCTTAATTCAGTTACAAACTTTTTCATTATTTGAAATTTCGCTTATTTTTTTAAATAAATCATCTATTTTGTCAGTACAGATATACTCGATTCCGTTTGTGTGAATATTAGTGTATTCAATACCTGTTTCTTCATCAATATACGGTGAGATTGCATTTATGTGATAAAAAATCATGTTTCTAACTTCACAAAAACTTAAATTATAATCTACACCAATATTTTTAAACGTATTTGTTGTGTCGCTATGATGTAAAATTGGAAGTTCTATAAAAAAATTCATATTTATTATTGTTTTATTAGTTTAGCTGAAAACATATCTGCTAGTTGTTGAGGTGTTGGGTTGTAGTTTGAAACTTGTCTTGTTTTAACTAATTTATTAATAAAAGACTTTGGAAGTTTGTCTACCCATTCTTGTTTGGTTGGATTCCAATATTGTGTTTTTAATTCTGTCATTTGGTTAGTTGTTTTAGTTTATTGTTATATGCGTTAAAATAGTCTTTGTCAATGCTTTTTAATAGCTTAAATGTGTCAAGTTCTTTGTGCGTTTTACTTGACATTATAAGTGCTATATCATCTATTTTCATCTGTTCGGGTGTTCTTTTATCTACTTCTTCTACTTGCTTTTGTAATACGACATTAGGATGTGCAGTAATGAATGATTGTTCGGCTAACTCTCTTAGGTATTGGATAGATTCTTTTTCAGATTCATCTTCTAATAAATCTGCTTCAAAACCAATACTTTCATTAAGGTAAGGTGCGTAAGGAAACTTTTTACTGTAAATTATCTTTGTTACTTTCATATATTATGTTTGTTGTTATGGTTGGTAGTTTAGTTCTTGACTTGTTGATTCGTATATGTAATTTTGTAGTTTATGTAGGTATTTCAACTCTTTACCATCATGAGTAAATACATTTCTGCAATCGGCATAAGAAATAAGAATACCGTGTAATGTATATGACTTATCGCCACTAGGGAATTTTTCAGCACCGCATCTCTCTAATATTTCGGGGGTTAGGGGGATTGGTTCTAATGAATCGTAATCACATTTTAATACATCCCTACCCTTTAAGTCTAAAGAAACTCTTACTAAATCAAGTAATCCTACTATAAAACAAATCTGAATTTCTTGCTTTGAATTTTTTGGATTAGGATTAAAATATTTACGCCCAACAATATTCCCAATCCTTAATTCATTTGCTTGTATCATTTTATATCGTGTTTAGTTTTAAATTGGTTTATTCTATCTCTTGATGGTAAATCTTGGAATACTTCACTTACTAATAGTAGATTAAAAATGTATTCTTCATAAGCATTAGATAGTTCTTGTAGTGCATTATGACTACCGTATTTTAGAATCATGTTTTCAGATGCTAATTCAGCTATCTTTATGTTTTTAGATTCGTTATCCATTGTTTTTGTTTTTTTTTAGTATTATTTTTTAGTGCATGATTAGCCAATACCCATATTCTATAATAGGGGCAATCATCTAGGTAAAAAGGGCTATCTGATTCTTCCAATATCTTCTCCAATGCCTCCTTATACAATTGTACTTCTGCGTTATGCTCATTTATACTGATTAACCCTGCTAAATGGTATATATCGGTATTTGTGATAGCTTCAATCATTCCACTATGATAAGATATAGGAGAGATATGTGATTTAATTTCGCATATTACTGCTAAATGCTCAATAAATTCTTTACTTAAATTATTCATATATTTATTTTAAATAAAATAATACTTTGCAAATCTTAAGTATGGTTTATTTACAGGAATTACTTTATAAGTAGCACTACTTTCGTTAGTTTCAACAATACTTGAATATATATTATTACGTTTAAAATACCTTTTTAACGCTTGTTTACTATTTACTGCTAAAACAGTTTTTAAAGGGAATGTATTGCTAAAACTACCAAATAAAGATGTACTTTTTTGTACATAATACCAATTAACAATTTTTCTCATTTTTTTAAAATTCTTTGACTTCATTACTTATTTTTTTATTAGTAAAAACATTAAGACTTTTTAAAAAATCTTCATCTTCTTGTTTTTTTCTTAATTCTCTTTTAGCACATTTAAAATAAATCTTTCCTTCAAATATATCCTCAATACCTAGTTTGTCTAATCTCCCGTAAGACATATTTTCTAATAATGAAGGTTTTAACTTGTAAATTAATTTAATTATTTGTTTCATTTGTTATCCATTAATGTTTGATTTGTGATTTGCAAATTGAGAATTTTGTGGAGATAGGTGGATTCGAACCACCCACTTTAGGGTGCGACCCTAATTGTTCTACCATTAAACGTATATCCCCTTAAAATTGGTATTGTGTGCATTTAATCAGAATGCAGTAACGATATTGGTGTTACGTAATATGGTAAATAGCAGTTAATCCGCTAACGTTACCCTGTCGCACAAACGTCCTAAACGTTCCAATAACTTTGTTACCTATACTTACAAATAAAACGTAGCTGATTACTACTATGATGGATAAGTGAACCGCCTTCCTTATTTGTGTTTCAGCTATATACTGCACATCACTTATTTGATTTCTAGCACAATACCAAAGAATTAAATAACCCTTGATACAACAACCGTACCGTTTACTTGCTTTACTTTAAATTTCTTGTCTTTGTGTTCTTCTTTGCGTTTTAATTGAGATATCATAACTGAAACACTAGAAAGTGTTTTATTCTCAATATTAACATCATTTCCAACTAATAATAAACCTACTATTGTTGCTACTGAATTTGGTTCTTGCTTTCTTGGCATCTTTTTTAGTTTTTGTTTCTAGGTCAAAGATATAATTAAATTAATTAAGAAAACAAAAGTATTTTAGGTATTGTGAATTATTTAACAGTTAATCTTTGAAAACCGTAAACACCCTAGTCTGTGTTATATCTCCAAACATTACTTGATGAATATTCATACCCATATCTGCTAATTGTGGTTTTAGCTTATTTTTTATTTGGGTAAGTGTTGTTTTTTTCTTAACTTCTTCCCATTCGCAATCTGATAAATAATCTGCTATAATTCCCCTTGTAATATCGTGTGCATTACTTTGGGCTTCATTTACATCTAGGAAATATTTTTTAATATCGCAAATATCAAATTCAACTATTGCCCCTACGCATATTGATTTAGAATCCGTTGTTGTTACGTTCACATTTACAACGTGGTATGTGTCTTTAGTAACGGTTGTTACCATTACATAATCTAATAATGGAACTTTTATGTTTATACCTTTTACTAGGTTTTTTTTATACATCCCAAGCCTAAGAAGCACACCTTCTTCATACTCACTTAAAACAATAAAAGGCGATAGGTGTTGTTCCCATACCTTGAACACCCACTCTAGTAGCTTTATTATTCCGTCTAGCATATAATAATGTTTTTGGCATTGGCTCTGACATATCAGTAGTATCAATGTATTGATGAATAGTATTCCAACAATCCCCTTTGTGAGTTATGCAATCTATTGCACCGTATTGATTTTTAATAACAACATATTGACAACCGTCAATTTCTTCAATAGACGGCTTTTGACTACAACCTACAAGAAATAATATAAAAAATATCTTTTTCAATTATACTGTCCTCTTATTTTAGCCAATTCTTTTTTAATAGCAGCTTCTTTTTCATGAACTAATTTCAATAGTTCAATATAGTACACTTCTTTATCTCTTAGTTCTTGTGTTGTCATTATAAAATCTTTCCTTTGAAAATACGCTTGTTTCTAAACTCAAAATCTTCACCATTGCTATCTAGGTCTACTATTCCAAAGCCATGATTCCACTTATTTAGTGGCATATAAGCGGGGTGTAATTCACTCATGCAGCCCAATGACCAAGTAGTAACCATTTTATCTGCCAATGTTGGTTCTGTATGTTCACTAGTTTGGTGGTTATGCCCTTGAAAGCAAGATACTTTAGACTTTAAAAATAATCCCCTTGCAGGGTTTACGGGTGCGGAAATACCGCCTACATATTCGTGTCCATGAATACCCCAAAGACTATTCAATCGCATTGGTCTTTTATCCCCAATAATATCTATGCCTTTTGCCCTAGCTTTAATAATGTTTTCAAATTCAAATTCTTCAATACCAACTAATTCACCCGCCTTTTCATATAAAAAGTGTTCGTATCTCTCCTCATGATTACCAATTTTGAAGTATATCTTACACTTTAACTGCTTTTCAAAAACATCAAATAGTGCTTTAAATGTATCTAATTCTAATTTAAAGTTCCTTTTTTTAGGGTCTTTAATGAACCTAGAAAGACGGTGGCAATCAATCGTATCGCCATTTAAAAGTAACGCATCGGGTTTTTCTTTCTTGCAGAATGTTAATGCTGATGTAATTGTATCAATGCTATGATAAGGAACGTGAATATCAGAAAATATAGCAACTCTTTTATGACCTTTAATTATAAATGGTTCAAATTCCGTTTCATCTGATGCGGGAATACTATAAGGGTTTTTTGGTCTTTCTTCTGTTGGGTGGGTTACTTTGGTGTTTTTTTCAGAACCTCTTTTACCTTCTATCGCTCTTAATACCCCCCTTGCATCTTCCACATTTTTAAAAGAAAGTTCATTTTCTTTGTACATTATTCTTGCCAATTTGAGTGTTGGCATTTTAACTCCGTATTTATCCCTGTACTGTCTTGCTAAATCAGCCTTAGTAAATTTCGGCATTTGTAATGTTTTGATTTACCCAAAAGTATAACTAAAAAATCGTATAATCCAATAAAATAGCCTTTCTTTAAGAATTAATTAACTTATTTATTACCTTTTGCGGGAACGTAACCAACTGCTTTTACCATACCTACCCAATTTTTTCTATCCAATGTGCCTGCTGCACTATCAATTTGTTCTTTTGTTAAGGCTTTCTTTTTACCTGACATTGCATCAAGGTCTGCCTGTCTACCTTCGGCTGCTGACATTACTTTTTTCTTAGCCAATGTACTATCACCGCTAGCACTACCACCAGCACCTAACTGTTTCATTGCATCTAACTTTGCCATCTAAAAAAAGTTTGATTAAAGGTAACAAATAATATCCAAAACAGCCCTAATTCTATAACACAAAATCAATAAAATAACCCCTATTTTATTACACAATTAAATAACCAACTACCATTAAATTACCAAACTAGGAAACAAAACCAAGCCAAACCTCCCCCAACAAACCTTTAATAACCTAATCAAAAAAAAAAATTGAGAAAGACGGAGATAGGGGGTAGCGTACTCAAAGCGTGGGGTGCTAACCTTTCGGGCAAATAGGATTTTTTTAGGGTAGGGGTTGCTGTTTTTGATTTTCGGTTTTTGGTTTTTATAGATTGGTTTGGGTTGTCTTACTTATTTGCTTATTGGTGTTTGGTCTTACTTGTTTTGCGTTTGCAATTGTTATTGCTTGCTAAGATTGATGGATTCTACTTCTTACAATGCTTTGCTGTATGGGGTTTTCAAGGTTTTTTTAATGCGGCTAATTGATTGTTGTGATTGTTGGTTTGCTTGTTTTATTTAATTTTTATTTTGTAATTGTTATGGTATCTATATATTAAAATAACATTAAAATTTGATTGAAATATGATTTAGTTAGGTTGTTTATT